CAGGAATAAGATTGAAAACTTTAGTGGTGCATGGTATTTTGGAGATAAACTATTACATATCTATGCCAGTATGGACTTTGCTTACTCAGTAAGTGCTACTGCTGACTATACTGTTATTATAGTTGTAGGTGTAGACGAAGATAATAATTATTATGTTCTAGATATTGATAGATTTAAAACTAATAAGATTAGTGTTATGTATGATAAGGCTGAATTAGTTTTCCGTAAATGGAAGTTTAAAAAGATGCGGTGTGAGGTAGTTGCAGCGCAAAGACTTATTGTAGGACAGTTTAAAGATTATATGCGTAGTCAAAACATTGTGTTTACAATTGACGAATATAATCCCCCACGTAATATGAGTAAATCAGAGCGTATTGCAGCTATACTAGAGCCTCGCTACACTAATAATCAGATATTACATTACAAAGGTGGTAACTGTCAAACACTAGAAGAAGAATTAATGATGAATAATCCAGAACACGATGACATTAAAGATGCACTGGCATCATGTGTAGAGATTTGTAAATCCCCTGTTTCTAATCGAACATGGGGTAAACGTACAAATGTAATTGCTTTTAACTCAAAATATGGTGGCGTAAGTTACTAATAAGGAAATATATAATGAATGACAATATTCAAGTTAGTTATAAAGATGACGCATTAGCTAATAAGATTACTGATATGTGGATTCGTTGGGATAGTGCACGTAGCGTATGGAAATCTAACCAACAAGAGTTACGTAATTATCTTTTTGCTACTGATACACGTACTACATCTAATAGTAAATTGCCTTGGAAAAACTCCACAGTAACTCCTAAACTTACTCAGATTAGAGACAACTTACATGCCAATTATATGGCTGCATTGTTCCCATCTGAGAACTGGTTTTTCTTTGAATCTACAGATCAAAATAAGAATTTAGCAGCTAAACGACAAGCAATTGTAAACTATTTAAAACAAAAACTTAAAGCCTCTGATTTCCAACTTTTAGTATCTCAATTAATATATGACTATATTGATTTTGGTAATGTAATAGTTACTTATGATTATGTACGAGATATTATCAGTGATGATACAGGTAACGTTGTTAAACGCTATATTGGCCCTAAAGCCTACCGTATTAATCCTAATGACATTGTATTTAATCCTTTAGCTGAAACATTTACTAAAACTCCAGTAGTACGTCGAATGTTAAAGTCTATTGGCGACCTATTATCTGACCTTGAAACTAAGCCCAATTTAAATTATAATAAAGCAGTAGTTGAAAAAGCTATGTCTTTCCGTCAAAACTATAGGGATGACCCTGAGTTTAAGAAGGAAATTAATATGGCTATTGATGGTTTTGGTAGTGCCGATGAATATCTTGAAAGTGATATGGTTGAACTACTAGAACTCTGGGGAGACATATATGACCCAGATACTAAATCGTTACTTCGTAACCAACTGGTAACTATTATCGATCGTAAATGGGTATTACGTAAACAACCTAATCCTTTGTGGACAGGTAACAAACCAATGCACCACTGTGGTTGGAGATTGCGTACAGATAATCTGTGGGCACAAGGGCCGCTAGATCAATTGGTTGGTATGCAATATCGCATTGACCATTTAGAGAACTTGAAAGCTGACGTATTTGATTTGATTGCCTACCCTGTTATGGTAGTATATGGTAATACTGTGGAAGAATTCCAGTATGAACCCGGAGCAACTGTATTTGTTGGTGATGAGGGTAAGGTAGATTTTATCCGTCCTGATGCTACAGCATTACAAGCAGACATGCAGATTAATGAACTTATGAACCGCATGGAAGAACTTGCTGGAGCACCTAAGCAAGCAATGGGCATCCGTACTCCCGGTGAGAAAACTAAATATGAAGTACAGAGTTTAGAGAATGCTGCTGGTCGTATTTTCCAGAGTAAAGTTAGCTGGTTTGAACGTAATATTCTTGAGCCTCTTTTAAATGGTATGTTGGCAGAATCTGTACGTAACTTTGAGGGTGTAGAACGTATCCGTTCCATTGATGAGGAATTTAATACTGAATCCTACGTTGAAGTTACTAAAGATGACTTAATGGCTGAAGGTAAGATTTATCCTGTTGGAGCACGACACTTTGGTGAACAAGCACGTTTTGTACAAGAATTGTCGCAAACAATTGCTGCTGTACAAGCTATTCCCGGAGTAGCTGCACATATGTCAGGAAAGGCTATTGCTAAGGCTTTGGAGGAGAACTTGGGCTGGCAGAACTACAAGATTGTACAAGACAATGCAATGGTGTTTGAACAAGCTGAAACACAACGTCTTATCAACCAAGTCTCAGAAGATGTACAGACTGAAGCAACTATCAACCCAGAGGGGGTTGACATTCCTCCAGAAATGATGTAATATGAATAAGACATTACTTAATAATAGACCTAAAGATAGTAGTATAGAAGAATTTACTAAGACATGGAATAACAGTAGTTATGTATTTGAAGTATTATATAAGACATTAAATGATATGAATACAGAACTACATAACATTAAGAAAGATGACTTTGACTGTCCTAACCACTATGCTAAGTTAAGTTTTAACTTAGGGCAGTCTAAAATGATTGAACACGTACTATCCTTACTACCTGACTCAGCTAAGTAGGGTAACATTTTTTAACAACTGTACACTTAGGCAGTTAACTTTTAGGAGCAAACCGCATGACCGATGCAACAATCTTTGGTGGGAACGGAGACAACCAACCTACCAACACGCCAGCAGCGACACCTGATGGGCAACTTTTTACCGCACTGGTCGGTGAAAATCAGAAATATAAAACACCAGAAGATTTAGCCAAAGCCTACGCTAATGCAGATCAGTTTATTGATACTTTGAAAGAAGAAAACCGTAAATTGCGAGAGCAGACAGTGGCAGCTAAGACTATTGATGAGGTGTTGGAACGTATGTCAAAGCAAAGCAATGCGCCAGAGAACGACAATCCTCCTGTTCAGGGTTATAGCCCTGAAGATGTGCAGCAGCTTGTAGAGAAGACGTTAATGGGACGAGAAGTAGCTAAAACAAAAGAAACTAATTTGCTTCTAGCAGATAAACTTATGAAAGATAAGTTTGGAGCTAAGGCAGAAGAAGTGTTTAAACAACGTGCAAATAACCCAGATAAAACACGTATTCTAATGGAATTAGCCGCCAACGACCCACAAGAGTTTGCATCTATGTTTAGTGGTGGTTCTAGTACCAACTCTAATACGATGGATACAGGTTCGATGAATACAACTTCAGTACCTTCTACTGGTGGTGATCGTACTAATATTGAAGGGTCTAAACAGTGGGCTGCTAAAGTCCGCAAAGATAACCCTTCGTTATATTGGTCACAGGATTTCCAGTATAAGTTACAACAAACTGTTACTAAAAACCCATCCCTATATTTTGGGACTTAAGGAGAATTAAATGGCTGGTGTAGATTATGCAAAGGTTAATGAGCATCTGGTTCGTACAGAACTGTGGTCTGCTGAGTTAAAAGATATTTTGCAAGAACAATTGATGGGTACGAAATATGTTCGTATGCTCAATGGTTTCCCTGATGGTAATCAATTTACCATTCCCTCAATCGGTGAATTGCCAATGCGTGAAACTGCTGAAAACACACCTGTTGTGTATGATGCAATGGATACTGGTGAGTTCACTTTTACAATTGATCGTTACGTTGAGTCTGCTACCTATATCACTGATAAGGCAAAGCAGGACAGCTACTACGCTCAACAACTCATTGGTATGTTCCCTACCAAGATGCGTCGTGCACTGGATGAGAACTTGGAATCTTCTGTGTTCTCGTTGGCTAACCAACAAACTTCAGGTAATGCTAACGCCATCAATGGCGCAGATCATCGCTTTGTAGCTTCTGGTTCTACCAACACTGTGCTGGCTCTTGCTGACTTCGCTAAAGCTAAATATGCTTTGGATAAGGCTCAAGCAGGTGGTGCTCGTGTTGCGATCATCGACCCATCTCAAGAGTATGTGTTTAACACTTTGGTAGGTGCTCAAGCATTTACTAACAACCCTGCTTTTGAAGGTATTGTTCAAGGTGGTTTTGTTAATGAAGTAACTGGTATGCGTTTCATCCGTAACATCTTCGGTTTTGATGTGTACGTGTCTAACTTCTTACCTGCTGCTACAGAAGCTGCATCGTCCACTTTGGGTGGTGTTACTGTTCCTGCTACTCCAACCGTAAACATGTTTATGTCTGTTGGTGGTGACTTGACTCCGTTTGTTGGTGCTTATCGCCAAATGCCTCGTGTCGAATATGAGCGTAACAAAGACCTGCGTCGTGACGAATACGTTATGAATGCACGTTTTGGTTTGAAACTCTATCGTCCTGAGTGTTTGGTGTCTGTTATCACCAAGAACACTATCTGATATTGAAAGGATTATAAAATGACTCGTGCTTCTACATGGACTAACTCCGATGGTTTGGTTGTCGGATTTGGTAATAACATCCCTGAGCGCAATGATGCTGGTGTCAACGAAGTTGATGGCAACGACAAAAGTGCTCAGTTAAACATCACTTATCAAAGCACCTCTGGTGCAAGTGGTGCTAAAGTCAGCATTCCTGCTAACTCTATTGTTAAGAACGTATACATGAAAGTTGGCACTGCTTGGGCAGGTGGCACTTCATTGGCATTCGGTGATGCAAGTGGTACTGGTAGCTGGATTACAGCTACACAAGGTGCTGTTGCTAACTTGACTGTTGGTGCGCCTATTCAAGCTCAAGGTGCTTATGCATATACCTCTACAGAAGGTCAATTGACTCCTAAAGTGTATGCATCTGCTACTGACTTGTACATCACTTTAGTGGGTACATTCACTGCTGGTAC